ACTTGGTCGATTTCACCTCCAATACCTTGCGACTTAACAATGTGTTTAGAAGTGTTATCTACAACCAACGTATTCTTAATTGTCATAATAAAAATTAAGCAGTAAAGCCTGATTCTTTTCTTAATTCTAGTATAACATATCCAGAAACACCATAAGCACTTAACTCAATATCTCCAGAAGTTGCAGTTGTATTAGTTGCGTTGTTTTCAATTTTTCCAGCAGTACCATCATAGTGACCTGTTCCAGCAAAGTTAATTGCAACAGTATCAGCAGAAGCACCTTTGAATTCAATTCCTACCCAACCAGTGTTATCGTCAGCAGTACCTTGTATCAATGCCCACCATGCTCTATTGATAGATAGTTTAGCACCGTTGGCATGTCCAGCTAATCCACTTGCGTCTAAAATTAAAGTGTTAGCAGTTGTGTTATCATTCATAGTTGCCATTACAGTAACCAGACCACCTTGTGCGCCGCCGCCTGTGGATAATTTTGTATCTTTTAATGTTCTTGTAGCTACAGTCATTTTTTATTCCCCTTAATTTAATATTTCATTATCAAAGTAATCTTCTATATCAGACACTTTAACGTTTCTTTTTTTTGCTACTTGTTTGATAATACCATCGACCTTACTTATGATCTCCCCCTTAGTATTACCTAACAAAGTAAATACATCTTTAACCGCCTGTTTCGCCGCAGGAGATAATTTCTTAAACTCCTCAGTTTCCTTAGGACTGTCTTCCTTTAACTCTGTAAGAGTTTTTTTAAACTTCTGGAACGACAGTTGGTTCATCTTCTCCACCTTGATCTATTTCTACTTCTGGTGACACAGGTTCTTGTCCTGGTGTATTTACACCACCAATATCATCTAATCCTGCAGCGTCTTTTATTGCTTGTTGATCTTGAGCACTATTCAACCAGTCCGCAGCAACTGTTTGTCTTTTATCATCAAGTGCTTGTCCTATTTTATCAGACAAAGCATTCTTAAATGCGTCTTGAGCTTTGATGTTATCTCCACCTGCAAGTGAGTTGACCATATCTTTTACATTATCATTTGGCATAATTATTCATTTTCTCCTATATTTATATCAGTATTATTGTCGTCTCCGTCCATGTTTTGTCCTTCAGGTGAAGCAATGATACCTTGTTTTATTTCAGTAGCGATTTGATTATCAATTTCAATTATATCCTCATCACTTTGTCTTAACACTTTTTTTCTTATATAGTCTACCGAGTAGTATTTACCAACATACGGACTTACTTCTTGAGCAAGACTTAATCTTTCTCTCATTATTTCCGCTTCTTTTAACTCAGCAAAATATCCATCTTTTAAGAAATCATATTGAATATGACTATGAATTTTTTGCCAGTCTTCAATTGTGATAACACCTTTTAAGACTAATTGTGATTTTAATACATCACTAAAGACAGCAGTAAATCTTTTTCTTAATCTTTGAATGAATTTAGTAAACTTTAATTCATCTCTAGTTATCTCAGCAGCCTTACCAAGATTGAAACCTGCTTCTGATTCCATTCTTGAAATTGGTACATTCAATGCCTTGTAAAGTTTCTTTTGAAAGTACTGAACATCTGTAATTTCACCTAGGTTTTGTCCACCAGGTAATGTAGATACCTCAGTTCCTTTTGCACCTTCTCTACGAGGTAACCAAAAGTCTTCAAGCATTGACATATGTTTTCTGTCATCTCTTATCTCACCTGTTGAAGCGTCATAAACAAGTTTGTTTCTATATCTCGCCATCACATCTCTTAGATATGCTTCTGCTTTTACTTTAGGTAAGTTTCCAACATCAACATAGAATACTCGTCTTTCTGGTGCTCTTACTATTCTGTAAATAACAACAGCGTCTTCGATCATTCTTAATTGATTAGTAGGTTTGATTGCTTTGTGCAAGTGACCCATAACCATATTTCTAGTTTGATCTACAACACCAGATGTAACATAAGTAATTGAATCAACAGAAATCTTTATACCAGCATTTGAAGTTGCTGATGACATTCCTTTTTCATTGTAAACAAACCATTCTGCTGTTTGTTCTACAACTTCAATTCCTTTACCTTTAGAATCTCTTTTCTTAGTTATCTCTCGAACCTTCTTAATCTTTCTAGGATCGATATATCTAACTTCACTAATTCCTTTTCTAGGACTAGTTGGATCGATCACCTTGTGGAAGTAAATTCTTCCGTCAATGTACCATCTTTTAAAGATGTCGAATCCTTTTTCGTCAAAGTTTAATAGTCTTAAAACTTCATCAAACTCTGCTCTAATTTTTGTTTTTATATTATCAGAAATAGCAAGTTTATCTAGTGATAAAGAAACAGCTGAATCTCTTTCGTTAGATATGATAACCTCATTGATTATATCTTCTATCGCAGTATCACATTCAGGATGTTGACTGATCTCACGATATCTTTTGATTAAATCAAAGTCGTTTTTGGCAGTAACTTCCATATCCAAGTATTGACCAAAATAACCGCCAGCAGATATAGTAGTTGTACCGTCATCTGGAGAAGGGATGGTGAAGGCCTGTTTGGCCTCCGCCGGTTTCTCCAGATCATTATCTTTTCTTGTTATCTCGAATCCAAGTAGTTTAACCATATTATAATTTTCCTTTTCGATTTAACGTTGTATTGTTATTATGTAGTTGTGTCTGTTTCAAAGTATTGGTATCTAAGTGTTACATCAAACGTTTCTATAATATCGTTTGTTGCATAATTCAATGGAATCGGTGCCAATGTCTCAGGATACAATCCTCTGTAAGTGTATGATTTAAGAGTTGATCCGTTTCTGTCTAATTGGTCAACAAAACCATCAACTTGGTAATCACTAGGATTAGCAATACCTTCGTTGTCAGTCATGTTGTTTATACCATTCATCCATCTTTCAAATGCTCTGTACAATTTAAAGTCAGTATCATTTAATACCGTAATTGTCCAAGGTTCAAAAGTTCGATCCCCAGCGATATTAAGTTTTCTTCCTCTAAAGTCAACAGCGATTTGACCTAGTGTTTGACCAGGTAAACCAGTTGCAGAACATAAAAAAGCAAGATCAGATGTTTCTCCTCCAACAGAAGCGTATCCAGGAAAAGGTAAAGTTACCTTAAACTGATTGGCTCTTGCACCACCACCTTTTAGACGAGATTTAAAGTCATTTATATTTGGCATTTTATATTTCTCCTTCTATGGGTTATGCGCCAACTACTTCAGAAAAGGCAACGCCTGTTCGAGTAGCAACAAAGTTAAGTTGAATAAAGTTGATAGAACGAGCAGGTTTGATATAGATATCAGCTCTGAATTCATTTCTATCGATAACATCTCCAGTATTGTTAGTATCGTCACAAACAACAGCAAAGTCTGTTATTCCTCTACGACCTTGTACATCTCTTAGGAAAGGTTCTACTAGATTTCTAAAATTCGCTCTAGTGAATTCATCATTGAACTCAAATAGTTGGAATTTAGAAGCAGTAGATACTGCCTTTTCTAATACGATAAACAATCTTCTAACATTTATTCTGTCGAAAGCACTAGGTTTAGTTTGAGCAGTTTTATCACCAAACAATACAGTACCTTGTCCAGGAAATGATACAACAGGATTTACTCTTGATCTGTATAGTTCATCTCTTTGAGTTTGGTTTGGATTGAATGCTAATTTAACAGCACCTCTAATTTGACCTCTATTGAATCCACCTGGTGAAAACCATGCGTCTGCAACATTGTCAGTTCTAGCACAAAGACCAGCAATATCTCCATTTAATGGAACATATCTATAAGTGTCATTGTATTTGTCGTACATATATTTGTAACCACTATCAATTACTGCATAACTTGATGATGGTAAACCATCAGCAAATGCTTTAACATTTGCAGTTTGAGTGATAGCACTTGTAAGATCCACTACATCAGCTCTTGCAGGTGATATGAAAGCAACACAATCTTTTCTGTTTGTTGCAATGTCCATAACAGCAGTAGCCTTAGTGTCTCCAGTAGCGTCAGCACTTGTTTGAGAAGGTCCACACATTAATAATGATACATCAACTGATTCAGCATCAGAAAATAAATCATATGCAGTAGCAATCTCAGCATTAGTTGCAGAGTAATCATCCGTACCACTTGAAAGTGAAGAAGTGAATACAGCAAATGCACTTGAACCTACTTGGTCAAATGTTTGAGCAGCTTTTGCTGAACCAGCATCTGCAAGTGTTGTTTCGTGATCCATCCAGTAAATGTACTTTGATCTTTGATAGATTGCGTCAACGTAGTAATTACTAGCACCTTCGGAAGTTTTAGCATCTGAAGCCTGTGATAGACCTTCAAATTTTTCTAACATTGTTCCTGCAGTTCCTGTAATTGCACCAGACTCATCTTCAACAACAATGTGAAGTTCATCAAGTGAACCACCAGCATTAGATACGTCATCTGTAGTAGTTGGAGCGTTATTAAAGTTAAAGTAATATTCCCAATGTCTTCTATTTAAAGCGTTATCAACAACAGCGTGTCTTAATCCACCAGTTTCAGTAAGACCGGTTTGAGGATTAAATCTTGCGATTGTTAAAAGGTGAGTTGATATTGCTGTTATTTTGTAGTAAAATCCAGAAGGTGTAGCAGTATAAGCGCCTGCAGCATCTCCAAATTCTATTAGATCACCTACTTGATATAAAGCGCCATCATCAACAGTAATTGTTGTGTCACCAATTGCAGCAGCAGCGTCATTCACAGCACCTGCGCCAGCAGCACCTGTGTCTTGTGGTCCAAAAGCATTAACATTTGTACATACAGAAACTTTTAAAGCGTTTCCTAATGTTCCAGCTTCTCTTGCAGCATAAGAGCCAACAGAACCTGATCCGTCTGCATATGAAGTTAAGTAGTGTGATGTATTTCTTATTAGTACTGCCGTTCCAGAAACTGCTGCATTAACGCAACCTGTAATTGGACGTACTATTTTCAGATTGTTTCCGTATCCTAAAAAGTTAGCAGCCGTAAACCATTCTTCAAAGTTAGATGAATTTGGTTTCCCAAATGTATCAAGTAACTCTTGTTCAGAAGAAATCGTAGTGATTTCGCTGATTGGTCCTTTTTCTGCTGTAATAACAACACCGCCAGAGCTAGTAGCAACTGCTGGTACGATATTAGTTAAATCCTTTTCAGTAACGAGAACTCCTGGTGATACTTGAAAAGCCATATTATGTTCTCCTTAATTAATTAAGTTTGTTTTATTAGTTATAACCCTTTTGTAGATATTTATATGTTCTAAAAACTCTACTATTCGCCTTTACGATAAGTGACAGGCTGCCACAACACACCTGCGTCATCAAAATATCCATTATCTAACCCCTCAGGATCGTCTAATCCGTTGTCTATAAACCCAAAAGGTGCCATGTCAGCCTCAATTGCGTTCTTTTGATCTGTAAACATTTGACCTCGTACATCAACATTTGTTAATTCTTTAAAGTATCTTTGGTTAGCCAACCAAGAAAAGATAACTAGACACATTACTAAATCGTCATGCGAACCCGTTTCAGCTTCAAAAGATTTACCTTTTGAAATAAATGTTGATAGTTCTGAAATAATATCAAAGTCATTAATGATTAGCTTATCACCTTCTATCAGACTTTTTAGATTTGAAGTTCCAATTTTTTTAGTACCTTTAGTCATTCTCACGCCTAGTTGATTACCTCTACCACTAAAGCCGCCACCCAATACTTGACCTGCACGACCTCTTTGTGTAACCATCATCATGTTATCGTATTCTAGTTCAAATTGCATTGCGTCTGCTACTTGTTGTCCTAAATCGTTTATCTCTATAAGAACATATGCCTTATTATAATGATCCGCTACTTTCTTTAATATGTTAGGAAACACGATAGGTTTAATATCATTGTTCCTATACTTTGCGACAATTTTATATGGCGCCTGCGTTGAGTCAACAACTACGAAAGCAGAGTAATCATTTTGAACACCTCTTGCGACATCAACTGTGATGACATAAGTATGATCTTTTATTGGCATTTCGTAAACATCTAGTCCACCTGGACTTCTTTTTGGGTCTACGACAGCCATTGTTTTTAATTTTTGTGCATTGATAAGTGTATCAACACTACCTAAGAATTCACAATTATGAGAAACAACACCATTAGTAATATATAAACTTTCTTTTTCTACATTTATAGGATCATATAAAAATATATTTTCATTAACCAACTCATTATATAATACCTTTTTACTATTTAAATAATCTCCTACTTTTACATCTCTTGCTAATATTTTATCTTTACCAAAAGGATGATTAATGGAAGTTTTTATTTCAGTATCATCATCAAAGATAATGTGTTGATAAAGGTTTCTTTCAACCTTTTGAATACCATTAAAATTAGAAAATCCATTTGGACTTAATATTTTTATATTATTTGTATTAGTTCTAAACATTATGCCAACCTTTTATATAAATCTTCTATTTTTATTTTACCATCTTCTGTTTCAACCATTGTATCACCATAAACACATTCAAACTCGGTTTGAAACTGTGACTCACTTGTATTTTTAATTGTTTGTTCTTTCCATGCCTCATCACGACCAGGTACTTCTGACCAATGTACTTCAATAGGTTTAAAAGTACTTTTCTTATTAACAGCATCCATCCACATCTTATAAAACATATTCATTCCGTGAGGTGTAGATACAATCATAACCTTTGATGTTTTACCAGATGAAATTGTAGGATATACTGAACTAAAAAATTCTTCAGCTATATTATTAGGTACATATGCAAACTCATCAAGAAATATAATATTAAAAGTACTTCCCCGAACAGCACTTGATGAAGTTGAAGCCGCAACGATTCTACTTCCGTTTTCTAATTCAAGTGATCCTTTATTCCAGTTGAGTACGCCTTGTTGCATCCATTTCGGCAAGTATTCGTAAGCAAGTTGCAATCGCCCTAGTAAATCCCTTGCCGTAGAAGATTTGTTGGCGAGTATTGCAACATTCACATTATCGTTAAACAAAACGTAATGTAAGAGGTAGGAGACAATGATAGTTGACTTTCCACTCTGTCTAGGTAATTTACATATCGTAAACCTATTGTCGTGAAAAGTATCTACCATCTTCCGCTGAAAGTCATACATCTCAAAAGGTACTAGACCTTTATCAATGGTAACAATTTTTAAATAGTGTTCTATGAAATATTTAGGATTCTCTAAACACTTCATCACTTCATCTACTTGTTTAGGAGTAAATCGTGATTTAGTATGTGCCTTCTTGAGGTTCGGATTTCCGAGATAGGATTTTTGTTCTTCACTCATTTTTAAACTTACCCTCTTTCCAATTAAACTTAGGATTTTTTATCCTTATTATTCTTTAACATTTTTTGTAATTCGGTTGTGCTTCCTAAAAATAAGGCATTAGTCACATTTTTTGGACTCTCACCTTTTACATCTTTAATCTTTTTTAATTTATCTTGTAAGTCTAATAGATTTTGTGCAATCTCACTTTGAGTTTTGATTAGCTGACCTGCCACTTCATATGCACGAGGATGCTCACCTTCTTTTGCTAATGCAAGTATTCCGTCTATTGCTTCATTA